ATGAAAGAAAATAAAGAAAATAAAGAAAATAAAGAAATAATTGTGGCTGCGAGACTCACAGAAAACCAATCATTTCTTTTAGATAAAATGGTGTCAGATGGTTTAGTTAAAAATAAAAGTGCTGCTATCCAGTACTTGATTAATAAAGCCATTATTTTAGGACAGTAATATAGTTTTTGATACTTTCACTTAGAAAAGTATTGGGAGTGCTTCATGGATTGAAGTACATATATATGGATATACAAAAATGGAATTTTGGAAAAAAACCAAATATGAAAATTATGAAGTAAGTAATACTGGAAAAGTACTCAATACTAAAACTGGTAAAATTCTAGAGGGATCTATTGGGAAAAGTAATGGGTATTGGAGAGTATCTCTAAGCATTGGTGATGCTGGAAGTAAATACACCAAAACTATCGAAATACATCGACTCGTTGCTGAAACCTTTCATGGTGTACAATCCCCACTTGTCGTTGATCATATTGATGGCAATAAACTCAATAATAACGAATCCAATTTACAATGGATATCGCAAGCTAATAATTTAGCTAAAGCAAAAAAGAGAACAAAGAAAGAACGTATGTTTTCATTTGATGAGTATGAATCAATTCATGTGGAATTTCTAAGTAATAAACAAACGATTACTTCTCTTACACACTGGGTAAACAATGAATTCAATATGAATCACTCAAGGCCAAATATTGGGAAAATGATACGGGGTGATACTTATAAAATTTTTTATAATAAATTGAACAAATAAACAAATTGGAGTTGTACTTCTGCAAAAAGTACAACTCCAACATGAAAAAGGATTTTTATTATGCACAATTATTTATTCAAATTTGTAAGCTCTGATTGTGGGAGCGGAAAAACTTATAAACTTATCCAGAAAACAAAGGCAAGTACTGAAAAAGTAATCATTGTTCAGGGTACACAAAAACTATGCAATCAGACCTATAACGATTTTGCAGATCCAATCATGGTTAAACTGATCATCAGTGATGAAGTACAAAATGTATATGATAGCGTAGTTGATTTTCTACTGAATCCATCGCATCGCGTACTAATCCTATGTGATGTTACATTCCTACAAATCAAAGATATTTCACTTCTAAAGAGCTGGAAAATATATCTTGATGATGTGGTGAGTTTTCATAAGTTCAAAAACGTGAATACTGAACAGAAGGAGTTAGTGGAAAAGCATCTATTTCATTCATATGAAGGCGTTAGTGATAACCACGTTACCGCAAAGCCTGTAACTGATTTTGATGATGAAGTAGTTGCAGGTGCGGCTGGTGTTTTCAAATTCGTGAAACAGTATGATTACTTTCTTTTCAATGCTGGATTCTTTGAGAAGATTGGTGCTACTGATCAGTACAAGAGAACTAAAGACCAATTACAAGTAATGTCGTGGGTAAATCTAAATCGTTTCTCAAGTCTTGATATTACTTTTATGGCTCACGATTTTGAAAATACTCTAATGTTTTTATCAAGTCCTGAATCATTTGAAGCTACCACGTTATCAGGTTTACGAAGTCGCTCTAAGCCCGTAGAACAACGGATGAGAGTACATTATTTTAGTGATGTGCCGCTGACACGTTCACTACGTGACAACTCCCCTGAACAGTTTGAGAAGGTTCTAACGTGGGTAAATGCTAATGTTCCAAAATACATTTTCACATTGAACAGCGATCAATCAAAGGATGCATTAAACGGTACTTACATAACACCAAAAAGCCGTGGTGATAACGAATATCAGGACTATAACGCCGCTGTATGGTTAGCCAGTATGAAACCATCTAATATAGAAGTGAAACAAGTTGAGCTGATGTTCAAGATAAACAGACATCAAATTACACAGGCACGTGAATATGAAGAGTTATACCAATTTGTACAGCGAACAGCACTACGCAATTTTGAAAGTGATGAAGAGGTTGATGTCTATGTATTCGATAAACAGCAGGCACTATCACTCAGCAACAACCCATTCTTTATAGATTTGGGTATTGAGGTAACTAACAGTGTTAAAGTTGGCAGTACTTTCGAACCATTGCATATGACTAATTCAGAAAAGCAAGCATATAAAAGAATCAAGAATTTCACTACAAAGGGATCATTTGATAGTTGGATGAACAAGAAATCACAATTATCTATGAGTAATAGAGTAAGAGAACATTTCTACTCTAAGTGGTTTTCACACCAATGAAACCCCAAAATGTACCTAAAATGTATCTAATATATATAGATAAAAAAGGGTACAAAATTCATGAAATGGAGTTGAACAAGAACAAGAGGACGGGCTTCGCTCGTTCGATTGTTCGCCCGTGAAAACGACATAAGGCGGTTAGCTCGTCTAACTGCCTTTTATTAAGGTATATATATATCAAGCACAAACGCGTCAGCGTTCGGCTTAAATGTACTTTTAATAGTAGTCGCCTGCGGCAACCACTACGCAAAGTAATTCATTTACTCGCTTTCGCTCAGACAATAAAATACTACTTCTCATTGTTGTTTGGGTCGGCCTATGGCCTAAAGTCTTCTGTAGTGCTACGCGTCCTTACGTCCTTGTTGGGTTGTCGGGCTGTTGAAGCCCTTACTGATCTAATACAATGACTTTCATAGGTGTGAAAAAAGGGCAAGTCCTACCTAATATATCCCCATTCAAGAACTATTCTCATTTCGTTAAAGTACTATCCCAAGTACTTCCCCCAATATCCCCAGTACTACTCCAATATACCCGCATATTTCCCGTCTCATAATAAATACTCAAACATTCAACATTGGAGCATTTTTTTAATATGAGTACTTCCATCACCGCCAAAACTATATACCGCAACGGAATTCCAGAAGATTGGTATTCAACAGAGAACGACGACTTCACCACATTTTGGACAGCTACGAGTTTTGTTTATTTTTCAAAAACAAATCACATCCGCGTTACCAACGACACGAGCTATGAAGACCAACACGGAATTCACCATGTGCACCCCTTTATCGGTATCACTAATGAACAATACTTTCAGTACAGCCTCATCTACGAAGACATAGATGATATCCGACTAGGGCAGCAGTTTTATTCACACTGGCTCACTATTAACAAAAACCTTACCATTTCGGCTATTTCCCTAGCATTTTCAAAAAATGATGATTTTTGTGAATAATTCATGGTAAATACCCTGCGTTTTTTGTTGAAAATAAAACACCCTTATATATCAAGTACTTATAGAGAACACCTCTAAATGTAAGTAATTGATATATAAGGTTTTTATTTTGAATTGTTATTTTTTTAATGATTTTCACAATACCCAGTACTTTGCCAATAATCCTAATTTTGTTTTTATGATTGTAGCAGCACATTAAAATAAGTTAAGATATCAAAATCACTTAATATGGATAGAGAATTTAATTATGGACGATAAGAAAATAGAGATGATTTTATTAGATAAACCATTCATTACAAAAAGGGATATAAAGTTTATATACAAACAAGCTATTGGGAATAACTCAAACCTTGAGGTGGTTATAGGAAAACTAAAAAAACTATTTTTAGTGATGATGTTATTGAAAATTTTATTATTATCGATTGGCGTGACGATTTTTATTACGGGAGACTCTCTCGATTTTATATCTTATGCGGTAACTGTAACATTTGGTATTATTGTAATGTATTTTATCGCCCCAATGGTATTAGGAGCGAAGTTGTTTTTTGTATCCTTGAAGTGATACTTTATTTGTTATCATTATCGTTAATTGCTTTAACTGATAAGGCATTACTGGTGCCTTCTATTGCTAATGAGCCATATCCCATAGTTTTTATATTTCGGACATAATCGGATGGAATATATCTAAACAGTCTCCATGAATCAGGTTTCAGAACCATTCTTGCCATACCATATCCAGACAAACCAAGGCTCATAATGTTGTACGCCAGAATCCCCACTTTTTTATCAAAGCCTAAAAATTCAGCGGTGGTCACATAACCGTTTTGCATGAAACCGGTTGATGAATCGGTTCCTTTTGCTAGGTTTATAACACTTTCTTGAAAACCATTAAGACCATGTAAAACTAATGTTGCCCCACCTATAACGCCGATCACATTACCAGACATTACAGAACCTGCTATTACAGTAAAACCACCTATTACAGTCACTCCACTAACTATAATACTAACCCCTTGAATAACATAACCCCAAGCATCCCGATCTTTTTTAAGGCCTATAGAGACTACCGTTTTTGCCTGTTTAGTTTTTAACATACGATCTTGTTCAATTAGATTGCCACACTCTTTATTTAAATTATCAATAGCAATCTTACAATCATATTCCGTGTTGGCTGATTTTATTATTCTCATCTGTTCACTAATAAAATCTTTTATTTCGTTTTCAAATCTCATTCGTAGCATACCGTCACGAAGTACAAAACGAGAAACATCCCTTGCTGTTCTTAACAGTTTTTCGCTGCTCGTCATTCCCATAGCTTGATAATATTCAACGAATCTACTTTTTTTATTAAGATAAATGTCCATAATGTCCCTTAAATAACAGTTTGATAATCCTTGTTGTCCTTTCATTCATATTTTAATATATCTTGTTGAATTTTGATACACCCATTTATATTTTTGTTGTTCATATCCATGTATCATAATTACATCCCCACCCAGTACTGAAAAAAATTAACGGGGGCGTTTTTCGATTCAGTACTGGGTGGGAATATTTACAAAAGAAACTATATTGATGCTTTCAAATCCCCCACTTCCTCCCACAAAGCGTGACAATCAAACCTCGCCTAATTTCGTCGAAAATATAAGGTACTCCTGGGAAAAAGAGGCCACGGCTAGTTTCAGCCAACCGTTCTTTTATGCGTATGATTCTCATTTACACTACCCCGAACCGAAACCAAATCCCCCGCCCCAAAAGTACTAAATAGATGAGAAAACTTATTTAGGAAAACAATATGATCACACTCGCTCAACTCGCCCGTAACTATGGCTATGATGAAAGTACTGTTAGGAAATGGAAACAGCAAGGTATGCCCCACGGTAAAGATGTTGCCGATGAAATCACCATAAATTGGATAGTCGAAAACCAAATTAAGCCCCTGCGGAATACTGACATTAAAGAGCAAATAGAGATTCAGAGATTGGCAAAATTAACAGCCGAAGCTCGACAAGCTGAAATAGATCTCGAAATAAAAATGGGTGAGCTGATTGAAACGCAGTATTTGGAAAATGAATTGGGTACTTTTTTAAAAAAAATAAGAGATCATATTCGAACAGTACCGAATAAAAATTATCTTGAATTATTTGAACAAGAATCAGCCTCAGATGTTAAGCGAGTACTTCAACAATCGATTGATACTATTCTCAATGAAATAGGAGATTTTAAATTAGAAGGGGGCAAGGATGCCGAACCAGAACAACAACAAATTACAGAAAGTACTAAAAAGGGCAATAAAGAAAATATTGCCACCCCAAAAACTTAAACCCTCAGAATTTGCCGAAAAGTATTTAGTACTTCCAGATGGGGCATCAGCAGGTCAGAAAATTCGCCTCTATGCGTACCAGCGTGAAATGATCGACATTATCGATAATCCCCAATATCGGAAGGTAGTTTATAAGACAAGTTCGCAGGTATCGAAGACAACTTTACTAAATTCTGCCATATTTTATTGGATGTTTACCGATCCCTCAAATATAGGTATTGCTCAGAGTACTGGTAATGAATTAAAGCAATGGAAGAGTGGAAAAATAGACGTTTCGATTGAAGCAGTACCAGAACTTAAAAACTTAATCACTGATAAAAACGATAAACGATACGCCAACAATGCCTCCCAAATTCAGATGAAAGATGGGTCATTCCTGTATTTTATGTCATTAGGTAGTCCTAATCATTTGAGAGGTAAAACGCTTAAAAGAGTAGTACTTGATGAAGTATCAGCAATTGATAACTCTGGTGAGGAAGGAAATCCTATAAGACTTGCCGAGAATCGCGTAACCGATTTTTCGGCTGAAGGTAAGATCCTAATTAGCAGTACTCCAACATATTCCGGTGATGCCATCGATATTGAATACCAAAACTCAGACCAAAGGGAATTCTTCGTCAACTGCCCCCACTGCCAGTTGGAACACACTCTTCAGTGGATGAATGTTATTTTTGACTGGGAACAAGTAGGATCTCGAAAACTGCCAAATCCAAAAACTGCCAAACTAACGTGTCCTGAATGTCATGAACATATAACTGAATCACAGAGGGTAAAAATAGTAGCCAAAGGTCGGTGGATAGCACAAAGGCCAGAAGTAACAGATACGGCTGGGTTTCATATTAATCGCCTTTACAGCCCTAACAGTACAATAGAATCGATCTGTTACGATTTCCGCATGGCATGGCTAGAGTATTCGAACCAATCGTTCTACAACACAGTTTTGGGACTACATTATTCTGAGATCCAAACTGATTTAGACTTATTAAAACTAGACAATCTACGAGATAGTACTTTTGACCTAGAGAACATACCCGATGAAGTACTGGGAATTGTTATGGGAGTTGACCAACAGCTAGATAGATTAGAATGTCAGGTCATGGGATTCTCAGATAAAGAACTATATATTTTGGGTCATAGATTTTTCTATTCACCAAATTGTGAAATACGCGGAGCGACAGCGTACCAACAATTGACCAATTTCATATCCCAGCAATTTAAAACAGTTTCAGGCCGCAGGGTTAAAGTACTGAAATGTTTTGTTGACTCCGGTAATGGGCGAGCTACGCAGACAGTACTTTCATATTGTAATACTAGCCCCCTGTTAATGGCTATAAAAGGCAGCAGTTCAAAGATAGGGCCATTATTCAAACAAAGTACAAGTTCAGGTAATACTTGGTGTAATTTAAATGTTCACGAAGGAAAACTTTGGATTAGGAACTTAATCAATAATGCCCTATCTGATAATCCAGATGATGCTCCCTTGAAAATACTTTTCTCTCATGATTTGCCAGATGATTATTTTGAACAACTCACATCAGAAGAATTGAGACGTAAAGGTGATGGATTTGCTTGGGTACTCAAACAAGGTCAGAAACGTAATGAAAGCCTTGATACATTGAATTACGCATTGATAGCCATGAAGTATGTACTTAGCAAATTAGGCGGTCAGCCTTTTAAAGATTTACGGATTTATGCCACAAAGCAACGCGAAAAACTTAATGATGTACCAGATACACAACAATCATTGATTGAAAATGATAAATATAATAAGAAACCAAAACCAAGGCCACGAAACAATGGTAATAATTGGTTCAGTTAAAATGGAGTATACATAAACAATGAAAGAAACAATTTATATTGGGGAGCTAATTCTAGAGACATTACCCCCTCACTCAACGCTAACAATTGCCAATTCTACCAAAACTATTACTGTAATTACAAATGATACAGACCAAAACCAATTAATGCCAATTGATACTTCATTATTCGAAGCTGGCTTCTATACTGTGGTTTCGAATGCTGGAGGTAAATTAACAATAACAAACATTAACATTATTAACCCTATGGCTCAAACTGATCGTTTAATTGAATTACAAAAACAACTTGATGATCTTAATATTCTGATTCAAGCCAGAATAAGTGGTGACACATCTCAACTAACCATTAATAACAAGACCTTAATTCATGAGTCTTTGGAAACGTTGTTAAAATTGAAGAGTACTATCACCCAGCAACTTAACCATCTTAAAAAGAAACTTTATAAAAACAATAATAGTGGTTTCTTCAAATCAATCATACATTGTCGCACTCGATAAAAAGGAGGCACAAGGATGTGGCCTTTTAAAAAAACACAACAACAACAATCAGTACCACGCCAACACAAAGCAAGTAGAAAATATAATAACAATAATAGTACGAATGTTAAGAGAGATTTAGATAACATCCGTAACCTACCGAACCAGATCCTAGGCCAGTACGGTAATGGTGTAAATAATGTATCGATTAACGCAGTACTCAGACAAACATTAACTAGCGTGCGTGATGCTTGTCGTTCACTTACTATCCAGAATCCATATGCTCGCCGATATGTTCAATTAAGTTCTCAGCAGACAGTTGGGGCAGATGGGATCACGGTACGCCCCCAACCTTTGGCACATGATGGAAGCGTAAATCAAGTACTGGCAGACTCCCTAGACAAAATGTTTTACGAGTGGGCTTCAAATGCCGATTTCTCTTTTGATGGAAGTATGTCAATTGATATCTTTCAGCAGGTGGTTGAGCGTACAAGAGCCACTGATGGCGAATGCTTTATACGAATCCACCGTACCAATAACAAAGTACAGGTAGAATTGATTGATAGTGCCAGAATACCAAGTACAAAGAATGAACTACTCGATAATGGTTCTTATATTTCGAATGGAATTGAGTTTAACGAATATGATCAAGTACAGGCATATTGGGTAGCTAAGGTTCACCCCCTAAATTACACAATTAGTACTAATGACCTGAAACGCATACCAGCAGATGAAATCATTCACTACTTCATTCCAGAATTTCCCAAGCAACAACGTGGTATACCTGATCTAATTGCCAGTATTAAAACACTTAATGATTTCAACTCATACCATGAAGCCGCAATAATTCAGAAAAGACTCGCTAGTTCTGCTATGGCATTCATCACTAGTACTGATAACAATCAGGATGAGTTATTGAATAATGATGATGATGAATCTAGGGAAAGTATTGAATATTTTCAAGCAGGAACTATTTATGAACTTAACAGTGGTCAGAACATACAAACTGTAAATCCACAGGCAGGTACTGACAAAATTACAGAATTCAGTGATTCAGTTTTAACAACTATCAGTACTGGATTGGGAATCCCCAAAAGTATGTTAACTGGTGATACACAAAATGCCTCATTCAGTGCCGCGAAAATGGCAGATCGGATTAATAAAGATGGTATGAAAACGAAAAGCAATTTAATGATATCTAAAGTACTTAAACCAATTTACAGATTATGGCTACAGAATCAAATGTTGAATTCATTTTTGAATTTATCATTCTTGAATTTTGAAAACACCGCAAATTGTACTTTTGTTTTACCAAAGGCTATTTCATTAGATCCTAACAAAGATGCCAGCTATGAAGAGACACTTTTAAATATGGGCGTCAAGTCTAAAGCTATGGTGATGCGTGATTTGGGTTATGAACCTCAACGTGTATTTGAAGAAATCCAACAGGAACGGGAACAGGAACGTTTGATAAATAAAGATATGGAAATTAATAATAATAATGTTCAAGGAAAAGAACTTAATGAAAATGAAAAAACAAACGAGGGAGATCAGTCTATCGATTGATAATATTGATAGCGGCACGAATACAGTACTATTAGCATTCTCATCTGAACAACCAGTTACCCGTAATATTAATGGTCAAGATTATAATGAAGTACTCCTACATGGTGTAGAAAACGTCGATCTATCCCGCTTGAATAATAAAGCCGCACTTTTATTTAACCACGATTTTGATAAACACATTGGTGTTATTGAAACAGCGAGTATTGATCCCGACCGTTTTGGTCGTGCTTTGGTACGGTTCTCTGAAATCGGCCTTGGTGCTGAAAAATATAAAATGGTCGTAGAGAAAACCTTAACAAAGGTATCTGTAGGCTATGAAGTACTGGATTATCGTATTGATGGTTCTGATCTAATAGTAACTAGCTGGCTTCCGTATGAAATTTCAATGGTGTCAGTACCTGCCGATGATTGTGTAGGTGTAGGTCGTTCATTAAATGATGATGAAGAAGTATCTACTGATGAAGTAGAAGAAGTAACTACTGATGAAGATGATGAAGTAGAAGAAGTACCTACTGATGAAGTAGAAGAAGTAACTACTGATGAAGTACCTACTGATGAAGTTGATGAAGTACCTACTGATGAAGAAGAACAATTCAATTTAATGGTCGCGAAATATCGCGAACAAATTGAAGAACTTATTATAAATGAACAAGAACAAGAATCAGAAACTATAAATACAGAAGAAGAAAAACGAGTTGAAGAAATAAAAGCTATTTCTCGCACTCTTAAAATCTCGAATGAGGTTCGTGATCAAGCAATAAAAGCTGGGTCAAGTATTACTGATTTTAAAAACGGACTTACAAAAAATAAAACAATTATCAAGGATGATAAAAATATGAAACAAGATTTAAACGCGGTAATCCGCTCCATGCTAGCTGGTACTACAAAAGAATTAGATTTCGGTACTAACGGCGTAAAAATTGACATGGAATCTCTAAGTCGTGCGTTCCGTGCTGGTGTGAACACTACGAATGCTAACGGTGTTATTTCTAATGAAGTACTGTACGGTTCTTTCGTTGATATTCTTCGAGCACAAAGTCTTTTAGGTCAATTCCCAATTCAGATGTATACAGGACTAACATCTGAAATCTCAATTCCAAAATTGACAGCCGATTTTGCCGCTGCCTTTGATTTCGTCGGTGAAGACGGATCGTCACCAGAAGTTGATGCTAATTTTGAGAGTATTAAACTAAAACCTCGCACCTTTACAGGGGCAGTACCACTAACTCGCTCAGTATTAAACAGCTGCCCCCAAGTCGAGCAAATTGTTGCTCAGGCAATCGTTGCTGGTTCAGCCACCCGTTTAGAAACTATTGTCATGAAAACTGTAATTGACCAAGCAGTTGCCGCAGGAAATGTAACTAGTGTACAAGCTTATGACTACGCAACTCTCGTCGCAGCCCAGGGCCGCCTAGGTGATAATGGGGTTCAATTTGGTAACATCTCAGCGATTATGAGTCCTTCTACTAAAGCGACTCTAAGAAACACCTTACGTGGAACCAACACCTCAGCAGTATATCTTCTAGATGATGGTGATTTGTGTGGCGTTCCTGCTTATGATTCTAAAGTACTTGCTGGTGCTGGTGAGTTTGTAATTCTAGGTGACTTCTCAAATATTGCCATTGGTGAATGGGGTTCTTTGGAACTAGACATTGATGACACTACCAATCGTAACAAAGGTTCTATTGTTGCTCGTGTTTGGGCTGATCTAGATGTCAAATTGACGCGTACCGAAGCCTTCCACGTTATTCGTATTGTGGAGTAACATACAATGAGAGCATTCAACCAGAACGATATTAAAAGTTTGTTGGCTGCTTTTGGTGAATCTCTTGAATTAAGTACTGGAGTATCGATTACGGTACTCCACGAACAAGAACAAGTAGTATTTGAAGAGATGGTCAGTACTGAAAAATACTTCACATGTGCCCTTAATGATATCAGTACTACAGATACATTTATCTTGGGTGATAAAACATATCAGGTAAGGAAGATTGTTAATGATTTTTCGGGAATAGTTAATGTTTATTATGAGGCCAGACAATGAAACGATTTGAAATAAAAACAAAACTAATTGAATTGTTAAAAGTGAATGGCTTGATAGTAAGATATCCTACGGCATCATCTATTCAAGAAGATACTTACACATTGTTTTCAAGTGATATGAGCGAATCATATAATCCCGTTGGTATGGATAAAACGAAAGTATACGCAGAACTTGATATAGATTTTGTAGTACTGGCATATGATGAAGTACTTTGTGCTCAAATAATGACTCAAGTACTAGAAACAATAGTTCAAGATAGTACTTATATATTCCTATCAGATATTGGTATCAAGGTTTCTTCAATTACAACAAGCCAAGGTTTTTCAAACTCTGATCGAGATTCTACTGAAATAGCCCACGCATATGGACAGACAATAAAAATAAACTACATTCAAGGATGAGAATAATATGTCAACGGTTTTTACGGGAAATAATGTTCATGTATATTTCACTGGAAATGTAGATAACATTTATCCCACTGCCCCATATACTGAAATTACAAATATTAGCCAATTCCCAGTTTTTAGTACTTCATCAAATGTCAATAAAATTGAAACGTTTGATGAATCATATAGTGCTATTATTCTTGGTTCTATGTCTATTGCTAGTATTGATATTGGGGTTTATTACAATTCTAAAAACACAACTCATAGTACTTTAGATGATTATTATGAATCTTCCCAAGAGTTACAATTGAAGATCTCATATGTAGATTCTGAAAAAACTGAAAGTTATGTAATATTAAATGGTCAAATTGTAAAGTACATTAATAATGGTTCCCAAGAAGAAGCACAAACACGTTCTTATACTTTTGAAACAACACAACTGATTAGTCAAGGTCAAGTTATATCTGAACCACTTAATCGCGGTGATTTCGGGGTGGGATCGGACGGCATTGTTTATTCACAAAACACCCAAACAAATGGGAATGGTTTTTTCCACTTGGATAAAAACGCAAATGATAACCCACTCGGTGTAGATTTGATTGGTACTCAATTCATCAATAAAGAAAAGTACACTCATTTCCTATCTACAGTTGCTGGAGTGAATCCTCAACTTAGGGTTCGAGGGAATGGTGGTGACTTAATCAAGGTTTATACAGAATATGAGAAACCAACACCCCACGAAATTGATGCTCCAACGCGTGATGATTTGACGAATTCAATTGTTAATTTGAAAACTCATGTAAGTGATAATTATTATAATAAGACTCAATCTGATAGTACTAAAAATGAACTTAACACAAATATATCTAACTTAAAGCTATATTCTGACACTCAATTCTCGACAAAAATCGAATTGGCAACTGAAATTAGTACTTTGACCGATTTTGTTGCCCTAAAATATTATAATAAAGTTGAAAGTGATATTACAAAAAATGAACTGCTAACATCTATTTCTGATTTGAAATTATATTCTGATACTCAATTCTCGACAAAAATCGAACTGGCAACTGAAATTAGTACATTGACAGATTTTGTTGCCCTAAAATATTATAATAAAGTTGAAAGTGATATTACTAAAGCAGAACTTAACACAAATATATCTAACTTAAAGCTGTACTCTGATGGGGTATTTGCCACAAAATTAGAATTAAGTCAGGCTACCATAGAGATAAACGATAATCGGGAATATGTGGCTGCTAATTATTATAATAAGACACAGATTGATACAACATTAAAAACAAAAGTTGATGTTAATAAATTAACTGGTATAGCTGGTGATTCTCGAAATCTTATTTGTGACCTTGGCGTAATTGGTAAAGTATTGACTGTATCTTTTGATGATTTGATAGTTCAAACAGAGAGTAATGTTCAATATCGTACTGGTATTGTACTAAACAAGACTATAGACCTAACAATTGTAGGTGCTGGGGGAATGTACGGTACTGCTAATCCTGTCAATGGCTGGCTAGCGGTTTATGCCATATATAACCCCACTGATGGTAGTACTTCATTATTGGGATTGTTACATACTAACGTTGCCCCTAACTTGTTTCCAAATGAACTACCAGCAGGCTATACAGCAAGTGCTCTTATCATGGATTGGCGAGTACTGACTTCTAAATTTACAGTTGGTAATTGGAGAGGTAGAACAATTCAGTTTCCACCTCAATCTGTTTACACTGGTACTACAGAAATTACTTCCCGTGAAATACCATTACATTCAGTTTCTTCATTTAATTCTATTTTGGTGTGTGTTGAAGGTACATGTACCGTGGCAGGCACCACAGGGGCTTGGTTTTCGTTATCCCCCTACAGCAATCCCGATTTTTTTGTGCGAGGTCACAACGGGTCTACAATAGTGATTGAATCGTTTGAAATAACACCTGATCGCCGAAGAATATCACTGGGGCTTTATATCTATATGACTAGTCAACCCGCCGGAACCGCTAGTAACGCTTTATCGGTTATGGGATATACAATATGAATGATTTACATGTAATTATGACAAATAACCAAGTAACAGAGTGGTACTTAACAGAACCAAGCGAACCAAAACCAGAAGGATATACATTAATCAGTCAAGCATCAGATGAATGGTTGGATTTTTATAATAGTATCCCAGATTTGAGTCGTTCTAGTATTCCAGTACCAACACAACAATAAATAAGCACAGGGGGAACAAGGTAGTTCCCCATATATAAAAGGATTTTAAAAATGGCATTTGATATTTTCTCAGGTAGTAATATTAGTGTTGAGCTTGGTAAAGCTGGTTCAACCGTTTCAACACAATTTAACGTGATTCCAGAAGTAGCAGCTTTCCCAAGTACTGGCGGGGAATCGGCAATTATTAACGTTAAATCATTTGGTTCTGTATATGACCGTAAATTAGTTGGTACTCGCTCGCAGCCGGATATTTCATTGACTGTTAACTGGTTACCCGATGATACCCAGCATATCGCATTGTTGGCAGCCGCTGAGAATCAAGAACGTGTTCAATTGAGAGTTACCTATTTTGAAAACGCATCCAAAAGTACTGGATATTATACCGTACTCAATGGATTCATATCTAAAGATACAATAACTGGTGACAAGGATTCAGTAGTTACGCGTGAATTCACATTTTCTGTTGATGGTGCTCCGGTAAAAACAGGATTACTTCCAGTAGCAGGTGAATAAATGAATATTCAAAACCTTATGGAAGTGATAGGTTCTAAACTTCATCCCGTACAATTGACAAATGAATTTACTGTATATATAAAATTACCTACATTAGATCAATTTACAAAATGTGATAACAGTACTAATACTATTTTCCATTGTGTCGTTGATGAGAATGGTTCTCAACTATTTGAAAATACCGAACAAGTTGAAAAGGTGGATTTGAAGTACTTAACCATCATGAACACAGAGATTAATAAAGTTTTTCAAGAATCGATGAATGTCGATACTAGCGAAACTGAAAAAAAAAATAAGAAGTGATCCATACCTTCAGTACTTTTTAAAGAATGTTTCAAGGAGGGGGCATAGTTACCAAGAAATGATGGCTATGCCCTTAGCACTTTTCAATTTATTGTTTGTATATGAAAGCTATGTTGAGCCAAACGGGGCAAGAATAGACCAGATCCGACATGCTCAAGTACTGGAGACTCTATACAAATCATCTGGCAATCTAAGTAAGGAAGGACTTAGATCAATTTCTATTAATGATTTTGATATGTGTGGCCTTATATCTGGAAAATCACAGGAAGAATTATTAAAGCAAAAACAAAAAGCAGATCACGACAACATGATGAGATTATTCGTAAACGAGGATAAAAAAGATAATGGCAAACAATAATCAACAATTAATATTTTCAATTACGGGTAATACATCAGGGCTTACACAATCACTGGACAAAGCGAATAATTCATTACAAACATTTGGTAATCAAACTGGTGGCGTGGTGGGTGATTTATCACAACGTTTTGGCGGTTTAGCTGCGAATGCGGGAACATTGAGTACTGGATTACTGGGTGTGGCATCGGTTGGGGCAATGGCAATAACAGCTATTGCTGGCCTAGCTTTGGCAAGTAATGCCTATGTACGAGAACTTAATCAAATCAGTACTAACACAGGTGTATCAGTAGAATCATTACAACAACTAGAAAAAGCATTCTATGGTACTGGCATCAGTATGGAGAAATTCGGGGATATCAATAAAGATACTCTGGACAAATTAGGCGATGCGTTTCGCGTCGGTGGCGGTGTCGCAGCAGATTTGAGAGAATATGGTTTAGATCTCCAATCGTACAATAAATTTTTAAATCAAACAGACGGCGGTTTAAAAGCTGTAGTACACACATATTATGAGATGGCTAAAGCCGGAAAAAGTGCCGCAGAAATTACTAACGTCATGGAAACACTTGCCTCAGATTCGAGTCATTTAGTTAGTACACTTAAACAACACTCATCAGAGCAAGATGCCCTTAATTTTATAACTAGCCAGAATATTACCCTAACGAATGAAAGTGCTGAAAAGTACAAAGAGTTCGATGCTCAGTTGAATACCCTAACAGGCACCACAAAATTACTTATGGCAGAGGGACTAACCCCATTGATTGGTGGGATTAACGCACTTGTGGCATCAGTAACTGACAAACCCAAAGAGATGGGATTCTTTACAGAATTAAATGATCGTATACGTGAAAGTACTGGATCATTACAAGACATGATCGACATCTGGCAGCAATTACGCCAAGCAGGAAACCTTAACTACATGGGTGCTGGTTTTGAAACTGGAGCTATGAACAATGGAAAACAAGATCCAGTTCAACAAGCCATAGATAGTGTTCGCCAGAAAGCAATGAATTTAAAAAATGATGTTAACGGTGCTATTGCCGAAGCAACCGCCCCCAAAGGTGGATGGGTTGATAAGGCTAAACTTGAAAGTGAGGCCAAGGCCGCCGCGAGTAAGGCAGAAGCATTGGCAAAAGCAATGGCAGGGAAACGGCTACAGGCAGAACAAGTACTTAATCAAGCACTTAATCAAATATCCAATAATGAAGCAGCCAAGAAGATCCAACAATTCAATTATCAGCAAAATGAGATTGAGAAGAAAATTAAAGATTCTGCCAGTACTTTAGGATTAGCTGAAAGTACTACAACAGAATATCTTCAACGCCAATATCAAAGCCGTACCGCATCATTTAAAACAATGATTGATTCTATGCTAAATGAATCTGATCCCAAGAAGTTACAGGAAAATCTAGCTGCCATAGGTGACAAGTTAAATCCAGAGCAATTTGGATTGGTTAAGAAGGCACAGGACGAACGTATCGGAATTAATCAGGGTAATAAGGATGATCCATTTGATGGAAGAAATCTAAAGAATGGCTTGGCAGAATTACAGGCACAACAAAATGAAGAATTGATTTTGAATAACCAATTATATGTTTCAAAACTTCAATCAGTTGAAGAATACGAATCCCGTAAGAGTGAGATCCAAGCGGCATATGCTCAAAAAATGTTAGTACTTCAAGCATCAACAGCATCCGCACAAATGAATATGATGAGTACTGCCGCTGGTGATATGGGGACTATTATGTCTGGTGCTTTCGGTAAAAGTTCTGGTATCGCAGCCGGATTCTTTGCCGTACAGAAAGGCATAGCAGTTGCCAACGCGATTATTAACATTCAACAGGGGATAAGTAAGGCCATTTCATTAGGCTTTCCAGCGAACATACCCGTAATTGCCTCCACGATAGCACAGGGTGCGAGTATCGTTAATACAATACGAGGAACTCAGATTCAGGGACAAGCTCACTCTGGCCTAGACAGTGTTCCAGATAGTCATGATAACAGTACATTCCTATTGAAAGCTGGGGAACGTGTAGTACAGCCAGAAGCTAACAAGGATCTAACCTCTTATCTTGCGACTCAAAACGGTTCTGGTTCTGGTTCTGAGATTACAATTCAGGCTCCCCTAATCGTTCAAGGTGGTGGATCTATTTCAGATGAACAATTTACCAAGATGTGTAAGCAACACGCTGATGTTATTTTACAGGCAGTGAGACAATCTCAACAACGAAACTCTTAACAATAAGGTCAACCTAATACGTTGGCCTTTTTTCTTTTGTATAAATAATGGAGAACAACAACAAAGCACAATAAGGGGCAACCTAATAATGTTCTCTAAAAATATATTAATATCAGATTTCATACTCACAGATAATCATCCAGTGTACCAAAATCAGAGCTGGACAGGGCAATTAATAACCCGTCAAACGGGTGTGGGCTATTATTCTATACAATTTAAAATTCAAGCAACCAAGCAGTGCCGAGCAGAACTACAACAGTTCATTACAGAACATGGCTTTGGTAAGCCATTCAGCCATTCTCTTGGTTGGTATTCAGAATATACTGGACAGCAGGAAAGTACTGTTCAATGTTTATCACTAGCATCAGTTGGAACCTATGTTATCAAGGTACAGCCACAGACAGTATTAGAAGTGGGAACACTAATTCAATTCACCAATCATAGGAAAATATACAAAATTATTGGGAATGATGGAATGGGTAATCTATCAATATTTCCATCACTAAGAAAACCAGTACAGATTTCTGAAAACATAAAATTCAATAACATTTACGGTACTTTCATTCTTCAAACAGACGGTAAAATTGATTTTAATTCTGAAAATATCATCATAATGAATATTAAAGCAATTGAGGATGTAACCGGATGAATACAAATATTCTCACTAATCCAGACTTGATACAGTACTGGAATATTACTAGGGGCGATAATAAAACTATACTCACACAAGCAGACGTATATCAGTTAAATGTCATTGTGAAGTGCCTAGATATCATTCCTACATCTAACATTACCGCCCCCATATATCTAACAGATAGCTGGGTAAACCTAACAGCCAACGGGATCGTTTATACCTCAGCTCCCGATTTTATAGATGACAGTTTCAGTACTATGACCGAGAAAAACACCATCACGAATAACGGTACTAGTTTTAAGGTTTCTAATGTTGAACAAACATATCTATCACTTCTAAGTCAGGGATTGCTATTTAATGCCAAGATTAATATCTATCTAACAATACTCAATCCAGCAAATGGTAATGTCATTTCACATGATCGTATGTTTTCAGGATACATCAATAATTTTGAAAGTACTTTCTCCCAAGACGGAACAAAGAATGAAACTACTGTTAATTTGAATTCCGTTTGGAAAAAATTGGATAGATCTCAGCCAGTATTATCAAGTACTAGCATCCATCAATCCCAACACATGGGTGATAAGTTTTTTGACCTTATAGGCGTTATTAATAGTACACAACAATGGAAGAACTAACAGGAACGAACAGGAAACGAACATATGAATCATGGAAGAATCACATCATATCTATCCCAAATAATGGAAGAACAATTCGAATTCGGCAAGAATGACTGTCACATCATGGCGTTTAGTGTTGTTGACCTTATTTTAGATACTGAATATAGATTAGAGTTAATTGGGAAGTATAAAACATCCAAGGCAGGATTTAAGCACCTCGCCAAAACGGGTACATTCAAGAATATAACTCACTTATGCCAAGTACTGGCTGACCAAGTAGAAATACCAAGGGACGGAGACATATTGTTAGATGGTCAACATTGCTCCATTTATTGGATGGGAAAATACCTAGTACTTAATGAAGAAACTAACAAATATCAAATAGAACGTTATTCACATGATGATAGTACTTGTTTGATTTACAGAATCAGGGAGGGTCAATAATATGGCCTTTATAGCAATTGGGGCAATTATAGCTGGGATCAGTGCCGGTGTAGCCGCCGCCGTGGTAGTGAGTATGGCATGGGCAATCGCAATAGGTGTCGGTGTCGCGGCACTAAGTTATATTGCTAGTAGTAGCATGATGAAAGTGGGTTCAGGGGGACAACCTACATACGAAAGTACTTCATCAAATAACGCTCGAAGTACTTCCCCTAGTACTGGGATACCCATTATATATGGTGGTGTTAGAAATTCCCAAAACGTTGAAGCATTCGTTAAAGTTGGTTCCATAGTAGCATGGCAAAATGTGCCAAATAATGTTTCTAATAAAATCTGTACTGTTCATGCTATTTCGGTAGGTGAATGTGGGAATATTATCAAACAATTGTACTTTGATAATGTAGCAGTACTTGAATACCCCATAACTCAAGAAGGTATTGTTGATCCTGTCTATTTGAAGGAACGTTTTAGACCTTACCTACAACTAGAGGTTCGTTTTGGTAAAACTTATACAAACTCAATGTCACTTGCCAAACAATATGGCGGCCCACAATGGAACGATTCCATGAGAGGTGACGGACTTGTTCAGATTTGTTCTGTAATTACCAAAAGTCAAGATTCCATGTTAGCTGGTATCCTAACCAATATGAATTACGCTTTATCTGTAGAAATGAAGGGACGTATTATTAGTGAAATTTTATATGGTTCAAAAACCCACAGTTCTAACCCAGTTGATCAGATTTATGATTATCTAACGAACCAAGAATTCGGTTTTGGGTTTGATTCAACTAATATTGATTTGGCATCATTTCAGAACATCGCTCACTATTGCCAGAACAATCAATTATGGTCGAATGGTTCCATTGATTATTCTAAGACATACAAAGAAAACTTAGAATCTATACTCAGTACTTTTTCAGGTGTGATCTATGAGTCATCAGGTAAAATCTATCTTACTGTTGATACGGCAGATTTACCCGTATTCCACTTTGATGAATCCTGTATTATTGGCGATGTTAGTGTTATTTCTGGTTCGAACACCGATTACTTCAATACAATGGATTGTAGCTATACAAATCAAAAGGGGGACTACTCTAATGATATAGTTCGCTATCCCTCAAATCTCTATGAATCAGATCAGCTTAAACGTGATGGTGTAATCATCAAGAAAGATTTGAATTATTCATGGGTACAGGATAGTAATCAATTATCTTTTCTTGCTAATAAAGAAATGCGTAAATCCCAATTTCTGAATACTACTATCACTTTTAACAGTCATGTAGGGCAGGAATTACAGATTTATGATGTTGTGACAATGACATTCCCAGAAATGGGTTATCTCAATAAAAAGTTCAGGGTTTTACAAAGACAGATTCCTCTTGGCACATCCAAGGTTGGAATTTGGCAGTACACCTTAATTGAGTACTTTGATCAAATCTATGGTGGTACAGATGTGGGCAACTTCCCCCAAAATGGGACCAGTACCTTACCAAGTGCTACCCATGTTCAACCGCCTACCAATTTGAACGTAGTCAAAAAGGGTAATACTACACAGGGCGGTACTGTTGTAATTACGTTTGATCCTTCGCCGGATTCACAGGTTCGTGGTTATCATATCAGATATAAGAAAAGTACTTCTCAAGTTTGGATTCTGGCAACCTCATTGAATCAATATCAAACAAGTTATGAATTGTATGGCCTTGATGCTGACACAAAATATGACTTTGGAGTATGTGCCTATAATAACCTTGGGGTAGTATCCGAGTTAATCACTGTCATGAATACCGTACCTCAATTGGCCTTTACCTTACCCCCAGTGTCTGGACTTCATATGACCAATGGGGATATTGATCAGTTTAATACTAACAGTACAGATTTCAATCTAAGTTGGGATAATCAAAGTACTCTATCTGTCAATGGTAAACTTTATTCTCAGTACTTTAGACACTATGAAATCAAAGTTTATGATGGTACTGGTTCATATTTAAAATCTTATTATTCATCAGTACCTAACTTTTCATATACTTTTGAAATGAACAAAAATGATGGAATGGGTAGGAAAAGAACCTTTGGGGTAATCGCATGGGGTTTATCATCTAATGTCTATTCCCAAGAAGTACAGCTTACTGTTCAAAATCCCCAAGCACCAATATTACAGGGTGTTAATTTCAAATCTGGATATGAACAATTTTTTGTTGATTGGGTAGAGAGTACTGTTCCTGATTACTCAGGGATCATTGTTCAGGTTGGTTTAGATTCTGGATTTACGTCTGGAGTGAAGTACTTTCAATCTAATAATACTTATTCAGCATCGTTTAGTCTAGACGATGGTCAGTACTTTATCAGGGCGGGTCAATATGATGCGTTCGGCATAGATGAGGTTAGATACAGTCCAGCCATAGGTTTTAATCAGAGTTCTAAAATACCCCTATCAAAATTGAATGATGATGTTGTTGATTGGGTGTTGGAGAGTTCCGAAGGTATTAGTCAAAAAGCCATTGAAGATGATCAAAGTAATAGATGGATGCTATCCGTTACCAAAAATGGCAACATCGCAGGTTTAGTACTTGCCGCTGATGAACAAGAATCCGTGTTTGCCGTAGTTGCTGATCGGTTCTCAATTATATCAGCAGATGATGCCAGTACTGGAGAGGGTGAAAAGGTCTACCCGTTTGTTGTTCAAAATGGCAAGGTCTGGATGAATTCGGCAGTAATAGCAGATGCCAGTATTGGAAGTGCTCAAATTAAAGATGCGAGTATAACAAATGCCAAGATCCAAGATGCGAGTATTGATACTGCCAAAATACAAGATGCCGCCATTACGAACGCCAAGATCGGGAATATTATTCAATCATCCAACTTTGTAAGTGGTAGTACTGGATGGGCGATTAATAAAAATGGTACTTCTGAATTCTCAAATGGTGTTTTCAGGGGAACAGTGTACGCCCAGAATGGTAGTTTTACTGGCTATGTGAATGCTACTGATGGGAACTTTGCCGGTACTATCACATCAAATAATGGTTGGTTTGGTGGTACAGTGTACGCAAGAAATCTTACTGGTGATGTAGCACTACAAAGGTATATTGGTAAGAGTATAGGTTCTTCTTCTGGCTGGGATATTCAGCCCAATGTTCAACACCAGATCATGTCTTTTGACACTGCCGACTTCTGGCGAGATTGTACTATGTACGGTACGATTGTTTTCAAAAACGTGAGTATCTATGCTGGCATACAAATAATATGTAATGGGGCAGTGGTATATAATGCTAACTGGGACAGAGACGCCTACGGCGATCTTGTTGTTACACATCCCTCGTTCTCTATTCCGCCTAGACCGTTGGGACAGAGAGACAGTATCACAGTACTGGTTGGGCGACAAATAACTCAAATCAATATATCAACATTAGTCACAATAACCAAAAGGGGAAGTGGGATTGCCGCATAAATACAATAATAATAATAACAAAAGGAAGTGTAAAAAATGGGAATTGATTTGGCGACAATAGCATTGATCTGTTCAATTTTATCAGTACTATGGGCAGTGTTCAGGGATAAAAAAATAGATGCTGATGGGTTGAATACTAGGATCTCTTCTATTGAAAGTGATTATCGCGTTTTACAATCAACAGTTAAAATATTAAATGAAGAACAGCAAACAATGAAGGTTACCCTTCAAAATTTAGAAATATCAATTAATAATCTGAATATTAAAATGGAACGTGTAATTACTATTTTAGAGAAGAAGTGATTAAAGAGGCCAACCTAATACGTTGGCCTTTTTTGTTTGGTTATCTTCATGAGGTTTATTGATAAATAAAATCAGATGATAAACAAACAAAAAGGAATTATTAAAAAATGGACTTGTCAACACAACTTAAACAATTTGAAGGTACAAAAAAATATCAAGCAACAAAAGGCTATTTTAAAAATGATAAATTCTGGACTTATAATGATCACCTAGGAAATCCAACTATTGGTTATGGTCACTTAATCATTAAGGGTGAATCATTTCCCAATGGTCTGACCGAACAGGAAGCAGATTTATTACTTGCCGCAGATATTGAGATAGCCCGTCAAGGTGTGTCAAAACTTAAATTGAATTTGCCCTCCGAAAGTCGGTGGAATGATTTTTTGATCATGATGGTATTCCAATTAGGTTTGAAAGGTACACAAGGTTTCAAACGTTTTCTCGCGGCATTATCTAAGGGTAGTTTTGCGAATGCTATTATCGAATTGAAAGATTCTAAATGGTACAAGCAGACACCAAATCGAGTTGAGCAAATGATCACCTATGTAATTAGGGGGTAATCATGAGCGAATGGAAAATGTGGCGTCGTGATGAAGACATGATAGAAGAAGAAACTGGATGTTTTGTTTATATGATCCAATTTACTGATACAGCAGAATATTATATTGGTCAAAAGAGGGTATGGGTAGGTACTAAAGATATCAGTACTAGAAAAATGGAAACTAAACAATCTAATTGGGAAGTTTATAATTCTTCTAGTACAGAAGTTAAGGCCAGAATTGAAGCAGGTGAGCCACACATAAAATATATTTTACATGGATTCCCTACTTATAATGAGGCACTTCATTGTGAAAGTACCTTGATATGCCTTTTCGCCCCTGATCATTTGTGTCTAAACAAGGCATTGATTGCCAAGTTTCGTTTTTCCAAGAAATTAGACCGTAATCATATGGCAATAGTAAGGCAACTTGTGGAGGATTTATCATGAGTGGATGGCAGGGTATGACACCTAAGCAAGCGGGGGCAATGTTAAATTCAAATGCTCCCCGTATAAGTGGGGATTTTCAGAAAGAGTTATCCCAACGTGTACGGCTAGTATCTAAACAAATACAAACAAAGATTGATAGTACTGCCAAGGGTGGGGTTGTTCCTTTTACGGGCAAGGCGATACTATTTAACTATAAAAAGAATGGTGCTCAAACAGAGAATCAAATTATTGTAAAGCAACAAACAAAGTACTTAAAATGGATGTTAAATGATTCATATTCTCGCAAGAATGAATCTAAGATAATTCCATTCAGTACTGCCAAGTTAACCCAACAAGGCAATATCTCTGGCCTGAAATCTAATCTTGCCAATGGCAAATTTAAAAAACAGAAAGATAAACATGGCAGAACTTATATCATCGATACTCGCAAGAAGAAAGGGAAATCGAAACAAGATAGATTGGCAAGGGTTATTGGTGTAGTTCGTCAAAAATCTCGCAAGCCATTATTTGATTTCTACCAAGAAACTTTAACACAAGTTAATACAGGTTTGGCAAGTATGCGAGGATCATTTAACTACACATTTAGGTAAAATAATAATGAACAACTTAGAAGAAGCATTGAAGAATTTTCCATGCTGGGATTGGCGGGAATTGTACAAGCAAGAATTATGTAATGTCCAGCCAGTGAGTACTACATATAATTTCAGTACTACAATGGTCATGAGTAAAAAATTAAAGAAGAAGGTTGATATGGTTGGGGGGGATTTATTCGTATCTAGTTTTAAATTGGATGAAAAACCCATTCTGATTGATAACAGCTTTGTTACTTTTGAACGAGAAGGGATCTCATATAAGTGTAAGGTTATTGAACAAGTACCCATTCAGTATAAAGGGTATAGATGTTGGGGAGTACTGTTACAACTACAACTACAAGACGAAGAAGATAAGGGAGGGAACACGGATGTTCTCATTAACGACAATAATTGAATTAATTAAAACTGGTTTTGGATTCTTCAAATCTAGTAAATCAAATGATGATAATGCTCATGAACAAAATCAAATCACACTTGAAGAAACACGTAATGGCAGATCATGGCGTAACTATATGGGCTATGCGTGTGTGATTATCATCCTATGGAATTTCATCATGATCCCAGTACTGGCATTGTTTGGAGTTGTTTTGCCAATCATTCCACTGGAGCAGATTTTTAGAATCGTGTTTGCCATGTTGGGTGTATGATTTAGTAGTATGGATAACCGCACCAGTTAAGTGAAATGATGCGAATTTATGAGTAAGAGATAGGGTACTACTCAGAAACCTTTTTTGAGGGTGATGTAACAGGTTCGAATATCTCTTCATATTGCTTTGTTACAATGCTATTGATATGTTCAACCAATATAGGGTGATAATGATTTATTATTTCCCTTGATATTGACATTGCGTGATGTAGATCTTTTTCGTTTGTTTTTCTCTTTAATTTATCACAATGATCTATAAATTTTACAGCACTTGTGATTATATTAAGTATGTTTATTTTCATTTCTTCATTTTTTAATTTAATATTCCACATCGGTAATTCATAAGTTAATATTTGAAGTTGTAAATTCATTTCATTACATATCTGAGTGTGTTTTCCTATACTCTTCGATTTATCATGAAGTGCCTCTTTCGCCCTTTCATTGATACTTTCTATTCGACTATGAATGGCAGAGATTAAATCACTTTCAGAAATTAAATTACAGTCGTCCAATATGACTCTTGATGAGAAATGAATCTTAGATATTGACTCTAATATTTTTTCAGTTTGTTTGAAAGCAGCATCATTAACTTTAGAGTTTAACCATTTATTAACTTTAAATGCTGACCATAAAGCAAGCAAGAAAGTACACATAGTAGTTAATGCCGTTAAAGCCGGTGCAGTTATTCTTGTTGGATCTTTATAGAGAACCCATAACAAAACCACTGTTACCATTACACCTAAAAAAAAGAACAGTATGTGAGAAAGACGAAAATCGAATTTTAATTTTTTCAT